GCTACTTTATCTTTTGTTGGTGGCTTATCTTCTTTGACATTCAATCCAGTTTCTCTAATTAATGTTTGTACTATTGATTTACCAGATGCTTTTGGTTCTACAAATATTCTACTTTTGTTAGTGTAACCATTTTTTTGCACCCATTGAGGTATGAATTTTACAAGTTCAGGAAACTCTTTATGTACATTTATACAGTCAATCACTTGCCATCTATTTTGTTTATAGGTGTATGCAAGTAAAGCAGAGGGATCATTTTTTTGATTTGCAGTATATGCAGGGTCAATAACAAAATTTACTGTGGCTTCATCTACTCTAAATCTATCTATCTTAAACCAATCTTTGTGTATCATACCAGAATCTAGTGGTGTTGGTGTTTGCATTAGCTGTCCTGCATAACCATAACTACCTAAAGCACTTTTGTAATCATCTAATACTTTTTTATTAAATCTATCTGTCCAAAACAAACCTGTTTCTTTATCATAATATTTTTTTAGTATTGGAGGTTTAATATTTTTTTCTGACTCATTAGTTGCAGGTATGCAAACATGATTGTATTTTATTCTTGTTTCTCTATCTATTAAGAATCCAGTTAAATCTTCTTCATGTACTCTTTGCATTATAATTATTCTCACTCCAATATCTGCTTGATTCAATCTTGAGTAAAATGTTGTTCTATACCACTCATTTGCATTATCTCTTTCTGTTGCAGAGTTTGCCATTTGTGGTGATAGTGGATCATCTACTATAAGAAAGTCACCTCCCTGTCCAGTTACTGTACCACCTACGGATGTTGCTCTTCTCATTCCAATGTGATTGTTTTCGTATCTCTCTTTTAGGTTTTGATCTTTCTTAATATGAAAAACATCTCCCCATCTTCTTTTGAACCAATCGCTAAAAATTATATCTCTGGATTTTGTTGCAAGTTCAATAGATAGTGTTGCAGAGTAAGATGAGGTTATAAATCTTAGTTTTGGTGATTTAATCCATGCCCATACTGGAAACATTACAGTTACTATTAGAGATTTAGTACTACGAAAGGGTACGTTAATAATTATGTCTTTTGTTTTTTGTTTTTGAGCAATAATTCTTTCACATTCTTTTTGCAACAAATCACAAATATATTTATGATGCCAATTTGTAGATAATGGTACTGATGGTTCTACCACATGCCATGCTTGTTGAAAGAACTCATAGAAACTCATCTCACAAAGTTTTTTCTCAAGTGCAAATTTTAGTGCTTGTTTTTTATTCATCTAATTCTGTATAGTCAATATCTTCTGCATCTTCCAGACCTCTAATCTGTTTTTTAATATCATCAAGAGTTGCACCCTCGTTTAGATTTATTTCTATTTTAGTGTCAGTATCTTTTTTTATTTCTGTTGCAGAAAGTTTTGGCATAGCATAGTTCATAAGTTTAGCTATAGCATCTATGTAGGCACGTGGATCTTCATCAAATAATATATCAAGTGCCATTTTAATCTTTACTGGTTGTCCTTCTAGTGCGTATGCTAATGACTTCCTAGTCATCTTAGCAACTCTTCTAACTTCTGTGTTCTTTGGCTCTAATGCTTTATCTGTTTTATTATAATGCTCATCTATCTTTCCACTAGACCATGCTTTCTTCTTTAATGCCTCTCCACCTATTTTATTATTTTTATTCATTGTAGGTATCTATAAAAATTGGTGTTCTTACTCCAACATAACAATTTATTGTGTTAAAATATAAAAATTCTTCTGCTTCTTGATAATCCATTTTATCTTTCTCCATTAAAGAATCTATACACTTACCAATATCATAAACTACGACTACCTCCCCATCTTTATTTAGGCAAGTTCCAATTACAGCATCATCAAAACCATGTACGATAACACAATCGTTTTCGTTTAATACTGTTTCCAAATCTATTCTCATTGTTTATATTTTAAAATTAATACTTTCGCCAAAATACAAAAACTTTTGCTTTCCATTATACAATAATACAACAAATATATAAAATTGAACATCTAATTTTTAACATTACTCCCCAATTGTAAATAAATTATGCAAAACTATAATTTTAAAACAGTACCTTCGTGATCCTTATAAAGTATAACTAAACACAATATACTTTTTATCTCTTTTTACCCTAAAACATAGTATTTATAAAATTGAACTTTAGTTCTGTGTGTGTCCGTTTGTGGGGTTAAGAACAGGAGATATATTTTTTTACGGAATCGCAAACCTACAAAAATATTTTTAATAATTTAACAAAAAAAACATAAAAATGTTAACAATTTTTAAATATATTAACAAAAAAAATTATTTTTTTAAAAAAAGTTTAGTTTTTTCTTGTATATAAAGGAAAAAATCGCAAAACATACAACTATTTTTTTTTACTTTCTAATAAAAATTTGTTATAAAATAAAATAAGCTTTAAAGCGTTTAAATGCTTGTTTAGTGTGTAGTATTTAAAAGATAATTACAATACATTAGACAATAAAAAAAGCACCTTAAAAAAGATGCTTTTAGTATTAATATGTTTTATTATTTTATTTATTAAATATGTTTTTAATATCTTTTTTTGCTATTTCTAAATATATAGCGTTTAAATCTTTATTTGATATATTAGTAAAATCATTAATATAATTTTGATATATATTTAATATTAGTAATAAATCTTTTTTTGTTAGTTTCATAATTTATATTTTTAATAATTATTTTTGTAATTTACTTATATATATTTTCTTATTAATTTAATTTTTTCTGTATCTGTTAATTGTTCATTATCTAATATATTTATTAAATAACATTCAAAATCCTCTACATTATTAAAAAATTTATCAATTAATTTTTTTAGTTTTTCTAAATCTCCGAGCATAATTATACTATCATTTGTAAATAATTTTCTATGAAGAAATAAAGAAACTAAATTTTCTAATTCTTTTTTATCTGTTTTCATAATTTTATTTTTTAAAGTGTTTTTATTAATTTGTTTTTAATTTCTTTAGTTAGTAAAGTATTATAAAAAATATGTTCTTTTAAGTATTCTTTATCGTAATCTATAGATCCTTCATAATAGTTTAAAATTATTTCTTTCGGTTCATTTGGTAAAATGTATAATTTTATATATTTTTTTATTTTCATAATTTTATTTTTTTAGTGTTTAAATCTTCCCCTCTCTCCATACTTTAATTCTATGATACATAAATTCTAATTCAGACGCATCATTACTCCATTCCCATTCTTCATCATCTGCCTTTAAATGCTTACTATAATTGTTATAAGGAGGTAAAACATTATCTTCTAATTTCTCCCATTCTGATAGTTTGATTTGGAACATCTCTTCCATATCATCAAACCATATTTTAACCATTGTTGTTTTCATAATTTTATTTTTTTTATGTGTTAGTATTAATTTTTTTATAAACATCCTTCAAACATTATACAAATCAATAATAATATTAATAATGTGAAATTACTGTAATTTGATAAGGGCAATTGTTTTGACATAATTTTAATTTTTAGAGTTAATATTTATTTTTTGTCCATCCCACTCTTTACCATTTAAAAACCATTTAAAATTTCTTTGTTTTATGTTTACATTAGGCAAAGCGTTTAAGCGTTCTTTTGTTGTAGGTGTGAACCATCCGCAATTTGTAATTATTAAAGTATTATCTTCATGTAAAATTGCTATAATGTTATCATGTAATTTTAAATAATATTTTTTGTTAAGTTCTCTTACTTTCATGTTTTGGCGTGTAAATATTCGCCTATTTAAAAAAGCGTTTATACTGTCATTTGTAATTTTTCTCATTTTTTAAAGTGTTTTTTAGTTGTTAAATTGAATAATATATTTTTTCTAATTGTGGTAAAATTTCTTCATGAAATATTTCTTCTCTTTGCCTTGATGCGTGAATACTGGCGAGAGCTTCAGAGTTTAAATTTTCTAATGAAAACCCCATTTCTGATGCTATTTCGATTGATTCAGAAAGTGAACAGTCATTTTCTTTTAAATATTCCATAGCTTTATAATAATAAATTATTTCTACGTTAAAAAATCCACTATCTAAAAGATCATTAAAAATTTCATGTGGATCGTATTCTATTAAATCATCTTGCACACCTGTGTTAATAAAGTCGGTTGCATCTTCTTGAAAATGTTCTAATGTTAACTCCTGTAATAGTTCTACATATTCTATACTTTTTCTATTTTTTAAATCTTTTTTTGTTTCTGTTTTCATTTTAAAGTGTTTTTAAGTTAGTTAATTATTTTAAATTATTTATAAAGTTTAAAAGCCTTCTATCAAAGTTTGTTTTTTCTTCTTTGATTTCTTTGTTTTTCATGTCTTTAAATTGTTGATTTACTTTTATAGATGTATTCCAATCTAATTTTTTTAATCTGTCTATCTCTTTTTGATATTCTTTTAATTTTTTTGTTTTCATAGTTTTATTATTTAATATTATTAATTTTGTTTTCTTCTTTTTGTTTATCTTCTAAAATGTGTTTTATATTTGTGCTTTGTACTATTGGGAAATCATTTCTAAATAAAGTATATATTATAACTCCATTTTTTTGTTTTGTTTTTTTAATTGTGTAGATCATTTTTTTAAGTGTTTAAGTTTTTTGTAATTATTTACAATGCAAATATACAATTTTTTTTAATATTCAACAAAAAAAGTAATAAAATGTTGAAAAAGTTATTAATATTTATTTTGTTAATA